CGAGACAATATCTCTCCGATGCGGTTTACGACCAGTACGGTCCATGCTGGTCCGGCTTTAGGCCAGCCTCAACAGAATTGATAACACTTTGAGCCAATCTAAAAAACCGCTGTTGGGGGCCATAATCCCACGGCTACATTCCAAACCACTTAACACTAAGAGCCGGGCTCCGGAAGTGTTAGAGCTTGCAGAAGCTATCGGCCAGCCAGCTTTAGAATGGCAGAAGTACGTTTTAAATGACATGTTATCGGTGCGAGAAGATAACTCGTTCATCCGCACTTCAAGCCTGTTGCTGGCCGCTAGGCAAAATGGTAAAAGTTATATAGGTCGAATTAGGGCCATAGCCGGGTTAGTGTTATTCGGCGAAAAGAATCAATTAATCATGTCCTCAAATCGAGGTATGGCACTAACCAACTTTCGAGAGATCGCCTACCTATTCGAGAGCTCAGATTATCTACGGCCGATGGTTAAACAGATCCGCTTTGCTAACGGTACGGAATCGATCGAGATAATGCCTAAGTATGGTGGCGGTCGATTAGATGTAGTAGCTTCGACCAGAGATGGTAGCCGTGGTCGCTCCGCTTCTTTTCTTTGGATCGATGAATTACGAGAAGTAAATAAAGAAGCTTACGCCGCAGCTCTGCCAGTTACCCGGGCGCAACCTAATAGCCAGAGTTACTTTAGCTCTAATAGTGGCGATGCCTTTAGCGATGTATTAAATAACTTACGGGAGAAGTGCCTAAGCCATCCGCCGGAGAGTTTAGGATTCTATGAATACTCTGCTCCCGAATTCGCTCCGGTTACAGATCGTAAAGGTTGGGCTATGGCCAATCCATCACTAGGCACGCTAATTACAGAAAACGCCATCGAAGAATCTTTGGCTGTAAATACGATCGAGGATTTCAGAACGGAAACGCTCTGCCAATGGATTAGCTCGCTAGCTAGTCCGTGGCCGCATAATTCGGTCGAAGATACCAGCGATAAATCGCTACAGCTGTCGCCGGGTCCACTTACTATATTCGCCTTCGATATTAGCCCGAGCCGTCGAGATGCTTCGCTAGTAATGGGCCAAATAACGCCATCGGGCAAGATCGGCGTAGCTGTATTGGAAACCTTCTTTAGCCAGGTAGCCGTTGACGATACCGTCGTAGCGGCAGCTATAAAAAAATGGTCGGATATTTACTTTCCGAGGGTTATCGCCTTTGATAAATATACTACTCAATCGGTCGCCACAAAATTAGAGCGATCCGGATGCGCCGTTAGGGATGTATCGGGTCAACAGTTTTACCAAGCTTGCGGAATGCTCCACGATGCTTTGGCTAATAAAAAACTGGTCCATTCGGGGCAGGATATTTTTATAACTCACTTCAATAACTGCGCAGCTAAGCAATCGGATGCAAGTTGGAGAATCATCCGAAGGCGATCAGCTGGGCCCGTCGATATTGCAATCGGCGCAGCTATGGCCGTTTACCTACTTACAGATCCGCCAGAGATAGCTCAAATCTACGTTTAGACACGATCAACGAATACCCGAATATGCTTGATTTTTACGAGAGAATATGCTCATGGGATTACTTCAAACGCTGGGCCTTCGTAATGCGAGCACGCCTAAAGTCGAAGCGCAATATGCGCCGGCTGTTATGGATTCATCATACGGTATCGGTTATTTTAATACTGGCTCTGCTAATTCTTTAGGAGTTGGCTCGGTCGGTCGTGATTTTGCGATGCAAGTGCCAACAGTTGCAAGATGTCGTAACTTAATCGCTGGAGTAATTGCATCTTTAGATTTAGAACTTTATAACAAAACCACAGGTAAAGAATTAGGTAAGCCTAGATGGTTAGAGCAACCGGATGTAAGACAACCTAGAAGCGTTACGATGGCTTGGACTATCGATTCATTAATTTTTTATAATTTAGCTTACTGGCGGATTACCGAGCAGTATGCCGATGACGGGCGACCTTCTCGCTTTGAATGGGTTGCTAATAACAGAGTAACTTTTACTACTAATAAATTTGGTACAGAGATCGAGCAGTATTACATCGATGGAATTGCCGTACCTATGGAATCTATTGTAACTTTTCAAGGATTAAACGGTGGCGGAGTTTTACAAACTGGCGCACGTACTATCCAAGCTTCTTTAGATTTAGAAAAGGCGGCAGCTGTTAGCGCAGCTACTCCAATGCCTACCGGATACATTAAAAACACCGGAGCAGATTTACCAGAATCTCAAATCTCCGGATTATTAGCAGCTTGGAAATCTAGTCGCATGAATAGATCTACAGCTTATTTAACTTCTACCTTATCTTATGAAACTACAGGATTCTCACCTAAGGACATGACCTACAATGAGAGTTTACAATTCTTATCGACCCAGGTAGCGAGATTAATGGGCGTACCGGCTTTTATGGTATCGGCAGATATGAATAACAGTATGACCTATCAAAATATCCTAGATGGTAGAAAAGAATTTTTAGCCTACACCTTACAGCCTTACATCTCAGCTGTAGAAAATCGTCTATCTATGAACGATATAACAAATTCTCAAAACGTGGTCCGCTTTGCGATCGATGATACATTCTTACGGGCCGATGCTATGGAAAGATTAAACGTTATAGAGAAGATGCTTAATCTTGGCTTAATCGACATCGATCAAGCTAAAGAGATGGAAGATTTAACGCCAGATGGTAACGATTCAGAGATGGAAGAAGAAGATACAGAAGAAGAAGATCTACTAGATAACGAAACCGAGTTAGGACTATAAATGGAACTAGAAAACATACACTTAACCTTTGCTAGCCAAATTGAATCTAGCGATGCCGGCCGTAGATTAATTTCTGGGGTCGTATTGCCATTCAACACTATTGGCAATACCTCAGCTGGCCCGGTTCAATTTAATTCTGGATCTGTAGAGATCCCAGATGCTAAACGTATTAAATTATTAGCGCAACATTCGCAAAATGATCCAATCGGTAGAGCACAAAGCTTTCAAGTTACCCAAGATGCAATTTACGGAACTTTTAAAATTTCTGCATCTCAAAAAGGTAATGATTATTTAATCATGGCCCAAGAAGAATTAATTTCATCTCTGTCTATTGGAGTTGACGTTATTAAAGCTAAGAAGAATGCCGATGGTGTGCTAGTCGTATCAGCTGCCAGAATGGTCGAAGTGTCTTTGGTCGAGAGCCCGGCTTATCCGGATGCAATCGTAACCAAAGTAGCCGCTAGCGAAGGCGATGCGGTAGAAGAAAACCAACCCAAACAAGAAAGCGAGGCTATCTTGGACAACAAAGCTCCAGAGCCAACCGAAGAAAAGGCAGAGGCAGCTACTCCAATCGTAGAAGCATCTCGCCCAGTAACATCTACTCCGTTCATCTCTACTACTGTACGTTCGCCTATCAATGATTTTGCGAGCTACACAGAGCACAAAATTAAAGCTGCTCTAGGATCAGATGAATCACGTCTATTTATTTCAGCTGCGGATGATTCATTCTCAACTAACCCAGCTTTTAACCCTACTCAATACCTAAGCGAATTCGTAACGAATACACGTTTTGGAACTCCTACAATCGATGCATGTAGTCAAGGAACTCTGCCTAGCGTTGGTATGACCATAAGCGTTCCATCATTGGTTACTTCAGCAGCTGGCGGAACTGGTGTAGCTCCAGTAGTTACAGTAGAAGCCGAAGCCGGTGCAGTACAAAATACCGGAATGGAAACCGTCTATCTGAATGGAACTGTCCAGAAGTATTCAGGCATGAATACGCTATCTGTGGAGCTCCTAGAGCGCAGCGGATATCCTGGCTTTTACTCAGAGTTGACCCAGCAATTACAAAATGCTTACTTAACTGCAATCGATACAGCTGCACTTACAGCACTTCTAGCAGCTGGTTCATTCGGTACTGCGGAAACAGCAGATTCAACAGGTATCATCGATTACACTTCAGAAGCTTCAGCTGCAATCTACAAAAATACAGGTTACTTCGCACAGAACTACATTGCTAACCCAGCGCAGTACCAAGCTCTATTAGGTGCTACTGATACAACTGGTCGCCCGATTTACAATGCGATCCAACCAATGAACGCAGCTGGACAAGTACGTCCATCATCTATTCGTGGAAATGTATTAGGTCTTGATCTATACGTAGATAAGAACTTCTCACAAACTGCATTCGATGATAGCTCAGCTGTAATCTTGGCTCCAGAAGCTTTCAC